TGTATTGTCTTGTTTGTCGTCTTGGTTGCCGTCTTGTTGGTCAGCGATTCGCTTCTTTTCTTTCAAACGTAAGTCTCGCAGGTGTGCGTTGAATTTTTTCGATTTGTCTCGCTTATAGGCTTTTAATTCTTCGGGGCTCATTATCTTATTCAAATAAAATTTAAATAATTCATTACACGATTCGACTATTAAACTATAGCAATCAACTACTATTAAAGATTCTAAACTACTATTTAATTGTATAACAAAATTGATTTAAAGGATAAGCATATATAATCATATATAAGATGCCGAAGGTACCAATGGACTATTCTAAATGCTCTATCTATAAAATCGAACACGTTGATGATGAAAGTTTGGTTTATGTTGGTCATACGACAAATTTCGATAAGCGGAAAACACAACATAAATATAGTTGTAAAAATGATAACCATACACGTTACAATTTAAAAGTGTACCAAATGATAAGAGAGAATGGTGGATGGGAAAAATTTCTTATGCTTGAAGTTGAAAAATATCCTTGTGCCGATAAAAGGGCAGCAGAACGTCGTGAAAATGAAGTGATAAAAGAAGTAAGAGCCAGTATGAATACATATAATAGTTTTAGAACACAAGACGAAATAACGGAATACCATAAAGAATACAATAAAGAATTTTATGAAGCAAACAAAGAACACGTGAAAGAATATTATGAACTTCATAAAACTAAAATACAAGAACAAGTGAAAGAATACCGAAAAAACAACAAACTTAAAATACAAGAATATGATAAAAAATATTACGAACAAAATAAACCTAAAATACAAGAATACAAGAAAGAATACCGTGAAAATAACAAACTTAAAATACAAGAAAGAAAGAAAGAATACCGTGAAAATAACAAACTTAAAATACAAGAAAGAGAGAAAGAATATCGTGATAATAATAAACTTAAAATACAAAAAAAAGATAAAGATTATTATGAAGCAAATAAACTTAAAATACAAAAAAAAAAGAAAGATTATCGTGAAGCAAATAAACTTAAACTTAATGAAAAAGTAAAATGTGAATGTGGGTGCGAAATTAGTAAATCGAATCTAAACCGACACCAAGCAACAACAAAACATCTTGACAAAATGAAAAATATATAGATGATTGACCTACACAACCAACTTTATTCAAAAACTTATTCAAATAACTCGCAAACCCGTCGCAATTACGGAATTCCTCTATGGATACAACAATCCAATTAGAATTTGATTTCCTAACTCATCATAGTTATTGGATAAGCAACCACTCACATCATAAGCGGGTTCAGTTTCTTCGTTGATAATAGGTAACCTTTTCCAGTCGATAGCGTTGACTCTTAACCAAAAATAGTCAGTGTTATGTTTTATCACGACAAACGGTTCATGGTAATGTTTTTTTAAGCAATCGATTTTATTTTTATTTAAAAAAGTTGGTTTGTGTTTAAAGCTTTTACATTCCACGATTATGCTTTTTATATTTTCATTATTCACTATGATAAAGTCGGCTCTCGCAAATCGATAGGTGGACTTACGAAATTCGAGTCTCTCAACGAACTGGCAATCGATTAGGGATTTAACGAACGAAATAGTTTCAAACTCAGTCGATACACAATTGGCGTCGATTCTAATTTGGATATCCATAAATAGAATAGACTTATTAAAAATAAAAAACGAACGAACGAACCAACCAACCTTTCCAAAGGATTCTAAAGGTAAAAGGGCAAAGTGTTGATTCTCCTTTATTTTTTTATAGTTGAATTATATGAGGTTTATTGTTATTCCGAAAAGAGTGACAGATGAAAAACATTTAAAATCTACCATAAATCACATGCTGAAAGTATTTCATAATACAACCCTTCACAATGTTCGTTTTATAGACAACGACATAACAAATTTACAACGTTCCAATCTTATTTTTTTACGGCCTTTAGTAACGTGAAACGCAATGATTGAATAACTTTATTTTTGTCTCCAATAAATATTTTTGTCTCTATAATTTTTTCCTATTTGAAAAGAATAATTATGGATAAGTATAGCCAGTATTTGTCACCATTTTCTTTTTTGAATTTATTATTTTTATAGAGACAAAGTGATACATGAACAGGCATTCATTTGTCACCATTTTCTTTTTTGAATTTATTATTTTTATAGAGACAAATGGTCGTAATAACTTATGTGGGCAGACGCCGACAGAGTTGCTCGGGTCTTTTTCTTGATATTAATCTTCTTATCTATTATGCTAAGAATAAAATAATATATTACTATCAAGAAACACCGCCAACTCAGAAGGCGTCGCACAAAGTATTTGAACCATGTTATACGCACAAGGCATGGATTGATTATTTCCTATTTTTTTAAAATAAATATTTACTTTTGTTAAGAAATGAATTGTTCTATTTTTGTCTCTAAAAATAAAAAATAGAGTTACTCCTTACATTTACATATTTTTAGATGACGAGTCATATTCTGCTTAGATATAAGTTTAGAACAGAATTCACATTCTATTTTTTTATTCGTTTCTTCTTTATGGTCTTGGTAATATAGTTTGATTTGTTCTTTGTGGTCTTGGTAGTATTGTTTCTTTTTTTCTGCTATTTCTTCTTTATTTGCTTCCTGATATAGTTTGATTTGTTCTTTGTGGTCTTGGTAGTATTGTTTTTCATGGTAATATTTTTTTTGATTTTGTTTTTTATATTCTTTGAGTTCTTCTTGCGTTCTATAAAGTCTGACCATATTCATTTTCGCATCTGTTTCTTCAAATATTTCTCTTTCTCTTTTACAAGCTTCATGTTTGTCTCTACAAGGAAACTTCTCGACCAAAATCATAGACCAATTAGACCAACCACCATTTTGACGGATAATTTTGTATATTTTTGTATTGTAATGTTTAGCTTTCTCGTTATGACAACGTGATTTATGAACGCACTTTCGCTTCGTCATATTTATCGTGTGACCTATATAGCAGTCCTTGATTGTTAAATCATTACATACAATTTTGTATATAATGGTTTTGCTAAAATCCGTTACAGGCATTCTATATTATCATATGTTATACCTTTAAACCCTTTTATAATTCTTTTTTGTCTCTAAAAATAGAATGCGATTTTTATGTTGTGTTTTTCGTTTATCAACCTTTTGAAAAACTTATAAAAATTGAAACAAAATACATTGAAAAACTTATTTTGGTTTAAGTTATAATACTTATCAGTAATTTAGGTTCTTACTTTAGGGTCGTTAGGGGACTTTGACCCTCCCAAACGCTGGAGTCCTTGGTCTTTTTTTTTATAAAGTTGTTTTGAAAAAGTGCCAAGGCAAATCATTATTTTTAGCTTGAAAGTCCCCTAAGTCCCCTAAATTAATTGAAGTAGTCCTCGGTTGCGTCTTCACCCTTATCCACATATTCAATCTCTTCTTCGTCATCTCTGTATCCATTTATCCAGCGTCTCCTATCAATGTAATCATATACCTCTTGTGGAGTCATACGAATGGAATTATTTCCATTTGTTTTCAGTCGTGTCATAGGGATTTCCAAGTCAACCAACTTCGCAATGAAGGAGCGAGAAGAGGTTGCTTTGGTATCGTCTTTTAAAAACCGATTACGCCTACAAAAGGTTTCATATATATTAAACAAATCGGCCATAGGAATGGTGATAGAACTATCTTTGTCGCCATCCAATTCCAAATCTTTCCATTGCTCCTTGTCATAGAACTCCTCAAAAAACAACGCTTCAATTGGACTATATAGATTACACATTTCTTTGTATGCGTCTGTAAGTGGTCGACGCTTAATCCAATCATAGTCGGTCAAGTTAAACGTCATAAACCATTGGTATAAGGCACTCATTACTTCAGGTTTGCGTAGATGTTCATATAATCCAGTCCAAAACTTAGATGACTTCTTCAAGTAGACGTCGGTCGTTTGAAATACCACAAATCGTCGGTCTTTTGACTTTACATCAATAGGTACTGGGTTTGTTTTTTGTGTTGTAATAATGGTTCGTGCTACATTACGAATTGTAGAAGGTCTTACGTTCTTTGGATTGATAGTGATTGTGTCTTCCGTAATGAAGGATTTAATGCGTCCTTCAAAGTCAAACGTATCTTTACCTTCTGCTTCATTCAAGTTCACCAATAACTTTTTACAAAATCCTTCCGCGTGTTCGCCAAAGAAGTCGTTTGGTTTGGAAGACGTTATGTAATGGCAACCATTCAACATATTACCAATCGCATCCAAAACCATATTTTTACCAGTGCCTTGTTTGCCCTTGAAAATGATACAAATGGGGACTTTCTTGTTTGGGTCTTGGAATAGTTGAGCAATAAATCGGTGGAAATACATAGCATGTTCGTCGTCGCCTCCGCATAGTTCTTGGACTAAATCCAAATAAGGAGTGATTTTCTTGGAGATTGTATCTTTATCCATTGCTTCACCATAAATGTTTGGATTAAATCCCTCAAACAAGTTGAATACTTTGTCGTCGCTGATTGGTTCATTGATATTGAATGGAATAAAGTCAAATGTTCTATACAAGCGGTGGTTCAAGTCATTTGCCCATTGTTCATAAAAACCGATTGGCGTTCCAGCACTATTCTTTTTTCCACTCAAAATTGGTTTTAACAACAACCCGCATTGAGTAGGGGATAGCAATTCAGGTTTTTTATGTTTCCCATTCGTGAATACATACATAGGTTCAGGTTGTTGGACTTTACACAAGAAATGTTCCAAATAACCTTTACGGATTTGATAGGTCTCTTCATCGCATTCACCCTCCAACGTTCCACAATAGCGTTGCTCATATTCGTCCAAATGCTCATATTCATAACTACTCGCATCAAACTCTTCATCCACGCATTCATAATGCTTTTCCATTGGTTTAAACGAAAACTCTACTTTATATCCAGTACATTCATAACAATACGACGACAACTGTTCCAATAATTCGCTGGATAAGTTGGTCGCATTTACCAGCAACCCGTCAAAACATAATGTGTCTACTACATAGTTTAATTGTTTTAACTTATTAGAAGCATTCATAATAAGGTCGTCTTCAATAATTTGTAATACATAAGACAAGCAAGACGCTTTTTTGTTTTTTTCCTTTTTTAGTTTGCTGACTTCTTTAAATATGATTGCTTCGTTGGAGCTGATTCGGTCAGTCAATAAAGTCATTTCTTTTTCCAATTCACCCACCCATGAAGGCATAGGAATCGTAATGTCAAACCCATTATCACAACAATACTGGTTAACACAACCACCATACATCATAACCAATATAAGTTCCTTTGCTGTTTTTCGTGACACATTATAAGTGTCAATAATACCCTGTAATCTATAATTGCGATTAGACACGTAATCATCTACTTTTTCGCAAACAAAACCATTTTTCTTACAATATTGACTTAGCAATACAATATGACAATTCACTATATCAATGTCGGTGTGTGTGTCATGAACCAATGTTTCACGAATACTTTTCTTAAAGTTCTGTAAAGACAAAGACCCTTTGGCATATTTTCTACCACGACCAATGCCCTTGACTTCATATTCTACTAAAAATCCGCCTTTCTTGTAATCGTATTTTCGTAAATAAGATTTCAGTTGTTTTTTTAGGTCATCATCCACGTCGTCTTTCTTGATAAGTTGCTCCACTCGTTTTTTGTCAATGTGTTCTAAATAGTTCATTGCCATTATATATATGAGTAATATTCCTTTAAATTAAAATCAA